TACACTTACAATCACATCGGCTGTTGCCAATGGTATATTTGTATCTGGTAATTCTAGCACAGATGCATTAGATATTGGTTTAATAAATTCTGGAGTAACTGCAAGTGGTTATGGTGACAGCATTTCTGTTCCAACTTTTGTGGTTGATTCTAAAGGTCGTTTAACATCAGCATCAAATACAACTATTCGTTCAGGCACAACATCACAAACTGGTGTCATTCAATTAGAAGATTCGGTTACATCTACTTCTACAAGTAATGCAGCTACACCAGCTTCAGTTAAAACTGCATATGATTTAGCAACTACCGCCAATACTAATGCTGTAAATGCTGGCACATATGCTAATGCAGCTTTTGACAAGGCCAATTCGGCCAATGTTCTTGCACAGTCTGGATATAATCAAGCAAATACAGCTACATCAACAGCAGGTCTAGCATACACTCACGCTAACGGTGCTTTTGATAAGGCTAATACTGCTACAACAACAGTAGGTCTATCATATGACCATGCGAATGGCGCTTTCAACCAAGCAAATACTGCCACGACAACCGCTGGTTTAGCATATACCCATGCAAATGGTGCCTTTGACAAGGCCAATTCGGCCAATGTTTTAGCACAATCTGGATATAATCAAGCCAATACTGCAACCACAACCGCTGGTTTAGCATACAATCATGCAAATGGTGCGTTTGATAAAGCCAATACGGCAACCACAACCGCTGATGCAGCTTTTGCTAAGGCTAATTCTGCCAATGTAATAGCACAGTCTGCGTTTGATAATTCAAATACAAAATTTAATTCTTCTGGTGGTACAATATCAGGTGATACAACTGTCACTGGTAATTTAACTATTGTTGGTCAAACAATATATGCAAATACAACAACTGCATTAATTGCTGATAATATCATTACACTTAATGCGGCTATTGGCCAAGCATCTGCACCAACAGTAAATGCTGGTATAGAGGTTGACCGTGGTTCTTCCGCAAATGTGTTATTGCAATGGAATGAAACAACCGATAAGTGGCAATTTACAAATGATGGTTCAACTTACTATGATATTGCTGATGCGGCTCGTTTAGATTCATCATTCACTCACGCTAATGGTGCCTTTGATAAGGCAAATACAGCAACAACAACAGCTGGCTTAGCATATACACACGCCAATGGTGCCTTTGATAAGGCAAATACAGCAACAACTACCGCAGATTCAGCTTACACTCACGCTAATGGTGCATTTAATACTGCTAACTCTGCTACAACAACCGCACAAAACGCATATAATTTAGCAAACGGAACAGCGATTGTCGCAAACACAGATTTCACAACAATATCAGCAACAGCGGGTGTTTATGGTAATGCAGCTTTTAATCCTGTTGTAACCCTCACAGCGAATGGCCGTGTAAGTGCCGTTACAAATACTGCTATCGCAATTGATACCGCTGCAATTACTTCTGGTATATTAGGCGTTGCAAGAGGTGGTACCGGTGTTACAACTTCAACAGGTACTGGTGCTGTTGTTCTCAACACCGCACCAACAATAACTTCTATTAATGTTACAAACACAACTGTATCAACATCTAACACAACTGGTGCAATAACTGTTAGTGGTGGTATTGGTGTTAGAGGTAATGTGTCAGCTAATGGTATCATTTTTGATGACGGCACAAGACAAACAACAGCCGCTTCTGCTGGTGCTTCAATTGGTGATGTGTTGGCACTTTCAATTGCATTAGGATAAAATATGGCAAAACCAGCAACCAGAGCTCAGTTTAAAGATTACTGCTTACGAAGATTGGGTCACCCTGTCATTGAAATAAATATAGATGATGACCAATTAGAAGACCGTATAGATGATGCTCTTCAATTCTTCCATGACTATCACTTTGATGGTTGTGAAAAGATTTACATGAAGCATCAATTCACACAAGAAGATATTGATAGACGCTGGATTTATGCGCCAGATGCTGTCATATTTGTTCACTCTGTTTTACCATTTGATGATTCTAATTCATCTGTAAATATGTTTGACTTGCGTTATCAATTACGCTTACATGACCTATATGATTTCACGTCTGTATCTTATGTGTCGTATGAAATCACTATGCAACATATTCGCACATTAAATTTATTATTCTCTGGTACACCACAATTTAGATTTAATCGTCATCAAAATAAATTGATGCTTGATATTGACTGGTCAAGCGATGCACAAGTTGGTAAATATGTCATTATTGAATGTTATCGTAAGTTAGAGCCAGATACAATTACTTTAACTGGCACAGTATCAGGTAACACATCATCTAATACACTTGTTGGCACATCTACCATATTTGACCAAGAAATTATTGAGAATGATTTTATTACGTTGAGTAATGGTGTAGAAGTTCAAGTTCGCAAAATTAATTCGCCAACAGAGATTCTAATTGCAGCCAACACGTTAAGTGCTAATGCGACTGCTAATACAATGACTAAAGAAGGTTATTCAGATGTTTGGGACGATAGGTTTCTAAAACAATATACAACAGCTAAAATTAAGTATCAATGGGGTTCTAATTTAAGTAAGTTTGCTGGTGTTCAACTACCTGGTGGAGTGACGCTTGACGGTCCAAGAATTATGGAAGAAGCACAAAGAGAAATTGACAAGATAGAAGAAGAAATGCAATCTTACAATATCTTGCCTAGTGAAATGTTTATGGGTTAGTGATGAATGCCTACCAATCTTTATTTCAATAATTTCCCAAGGAACATAACTTCAGAGCAGTTGCTCGTTGAAGATTTGGTCATTGAATCACTCAAGATTCATGGCATGGATGTTTATTATCTTCCAAGAAGTAGCCGTGATAATGTAGATTATATTTTTGGTGAAGACACACTCAAACAATATGTAGCGGCTTATCCACTTGAAATGTATTTGGAAAATGTTACTGGTATGGAAGGCGAAGGCGATTTCATATCTAAATTTGGTTTAGAAATTCGTGATGAAGTTCAACTACTTGTTTCTCGCCGTAGATTTGCAGCTACTGTTCCACAAATAAGACCAAATGAAGGTGATTTAATTTATGTTCCTTTGGTGCAAAACTTCTTTGAAATTACTTTTGTAGAACATGAAAATGACCAGGCTATGTTTTATACATTAGGTCGTGGTCGTGGTGGTAATGTTTATGTTTATGGTCTCAAACTTAAACAATTTGTATTCTCTAATGAGATTATTGAAACAGGTATTACCGAAATTGATGAACAAATCCGTGATGAATACCCAAGAACAAAAATTACAATTAGCGCTGGTTCAGGCACATATCTTAATGATGAGTTTGTTTATGTTGGTTCTAATTTATCTGTAGCAACAGCACAAGCTCTTGTTTACGATTTTGTTCCAAATACATACCTTGAAGTGTATAGAACAATCGGTACATTCGGTTCAGGCACATTAAAGGGTAATACAAGTAATGCTCAATGGACAATTAGTACCGTTGATACAATGACAGTAATGAATACTGCCTTTGAAGATATACAAGATAATGCTCGCATTGAAGCTGAAAGTGATGGCATTATTGATTGGACAGAAACAAATCCGTTTGGTGGTGATTAATGTTAGGTAATGCTCAATTTTATAATAGAACAATACGAAAAGTCGTAGTAGCTTTTGGTACTCTTTTTAACGATATTACCTTACAAAGGTATACTTTAGATGGAGCCACTAAAAAAGAAGTATTCAGAGTTCCTTTATCCTATGGATCCAAAGAGAAATATTTAACTCGTATTACTTCAGACCCTAACCTAACAAAATCTGTCGCCACGGTCGTTCCTCGTATATCCTTTGAGTTGACTGGAATGAGTTATGATACCTCTCGCAAGCAAGTATCAACTTTACAAAACTTCTCAGCAAATACGGCAACGGGCATTAAGACACAGTATTCACCTATTCCCTATAATTTTGATTTTTCAATGTCAATTTATGTAAGAAACACCGAAGACGGTACACAAATACTTGAACAAATATTACCATTTTTTACTCCTGATTTCAATGTTACTGTAGATTTTGTTCCATCTATGGACCAAAAATATGATATGCCCGTGTTATTAACTTCTGTGGCAAATGAAGTTGATTATGAGGGTGATATGCTATCAACACGATTGATTATATGGAACCTAGAATTTACAGCTAAAAGTTATATTTGGCCTCCAGTTAAATCTGGCAAGATTATTCGTCAAGCTAACACAAGTATTTACATTGATACTCAATCAAGAACTTCACAAAAAGTATTTGTTGATAAAGCAAACGGGTCTGGTTATTTTGCTGATGAAGAAACTATTTTCGTAACAGCCAGAGATATATCTGGTGATGTATCTTATTTTAGCAATTCAAACACCGGTATTTTGGTAATAAGTAACCTAAATAAACTACTTCAAGCTAATGATGTTGTAGTTGGTGCAACAAGTAATGCTTCTTATACAGTTACTAGGGTTGATACAAACCCATTAAGAGCGGTTTTAATTATTACCACACCCGATCCAATTACAGCGAATGTTGATGATGAATTTGGTTTCTCTGAAACAATTTCTGAATGGCCTAATACATAATGTCTAAATTAAATAACAAATTATCCGAAGCATTAAATACTGAACCGGTAGAAATTAATCCCGTGGTTGAAGTATTATCAACTGAAATTGTTACTACAAATGTTGTTGAAGAAGATGCTAATTTTGCTCGTAGTAATATTAGAGAGTTAATTACTAAAGGCAATCAAGCTATGGATCAACTATTAGCTGTGGCTAAAGAATCAGAACATCCTCGGGCCTATGAAGTAGCTGCAACTTTAATTAAAAGTTTGGCAGATATGAATAAAGATTTGTTGGATTTGCAAAAGAAACGCAAAGATTTAATACCTAATGCAGATGGTTTTGCAGGAAACGCAAAAAATCTAAATGTAGATAAGGCTATTTTTGTTGGATCTACAAACGAATTAGTTAAGTTTTTAAAGAACAATAAATAAGGGTTACTATGGAAAAACTGATTGAACAACTTAAAGTTATTTTGGGCACAAACTTTGGTTTATATTTTAAAGCTCACTCGTTTCATTGGAATGTAGAAGGTTCAGACTTTGTTCAGTATCATAAGTTTTTAGGTAAACTATATGAGCAAGTTTTTAATAACACAGATTTAATCGCTGAAAAGATTCGTGCATTGGGTGCTTATGCGCCAACGGGTTTAGATAGAATGCTTGAGTTGTGTGATATTCAAGATAATGAAAATATTCCACCTGCTATTGGAATGCTTACACAATTAAAAAGTGATAATGACCGATTCATTATTCATTTGAGAGCTGGTATTGTTTTAGCTGACCAAGCTGGTGAACCAGCAATCTCTAACTTTCTACAAGATATATTAGACCAACATCAAAAACAAGCATGGTTCTTGAGTAGTTTAATTAAGTAATCATTAAAAATTAT